ACAAATAACATTTATACCGATCCCAGATTAGCTGATTTTGTTAAGTTTGTTGGCGAACAATCTTGGTACATTTTATTCAATCAAGGTTATCGTATGCAGGATTTAAGTACGGTAATAGAGTCTATGTGGTGTCAAGAGCACTACAAGCATTCCCTTATGGAGCAACACGCACATACAAACCCAGTACAAATTGTTGGGTTTTATTTTATTGAATGTCCTGAAAAATGTTCAAGCGTTGTATTTCATGATCCAAGGGCGGGTAAAGTACAGGCCAGTTTGCCAGAAAACAATCCAGGATATATAACACCAGCGAGTAACAATGCTGGATTTAATCCCAAAGCTGGGCAGTTTTTCTTTACAAATTCTTGGTTAGCACATTCTTTTTCCAGGCACGCATCTGATTTACCAATTCGGTTTATACACTTCAACATGGAAGTTAAACCAACAATATATCAAAACCCAAAAGTTGAGATAGTGTGAAGTATAGGATAAGATTCAACAAGTCCAGAGGACAGCCTGGAAGAGGCACGTTAGATCATGCTTGGCGGGTTTTTGAGGGCGATAAAGAGTATTTGGTTAAGAACGTTAAGATTAATGTTTTTTGCTATAGCGAGCGAGAGGGTGAGGATTGGAATATGTGTTGTGATGGTACGTTAAAGTTAGACAGAGAAACATCGACAGCGATTATTGAATAATGTCATTTTTAAAACTTACTTTTAAACCTGGGATTAACAGGGAAAAGACTCAATATGCATCAGAGGGCGGGTGGTATTCGAGCCAGCTTGTGCGTTTTCGCCAGGGTTTTCCTGAGAAAATTGGCGGTTGGACGCAGTATTCAGCTAATACATTTCTAGGTGTTTGCCGTTCTCTTTGGAATTGGTTTACTTTATCTAACATTAGTTATATTGGAGTAGGAACAAACCTAAAGTTTTACATTACCAGCGGTAATTTTTATTACGATATTACACCAATTCGTACAGTTAATTCACTTACCAATCCATTTACAACCACTAGCGGGAGCAAGTCTGTCAAGGTTACAGATGCTAATAGTGGATTTATGGTTAATGATTTTGTTACGTTTTCTGGTGCAACGGCTGTAGGCGGTCTTACGCTTAATGGCACATATCAGGTTACAACAGTAACGTCTGGTACAACTTATACGATCACAGCGGCAACAGCGGCAACAAGCAGTGCTGGCCCTGGAGGCGGCACAGTATCAGCATCTTACCAGCTTAATACAGGACCAGCTTACGAAGTTGCATTTAATGGATGGGGCGCTGGAGCTTGGGGTGGAGGAACATGGGGTAATGGTAATACAGTTCTTCAGGCTTTACAGATTTGGAATCAATACAACTATGGCCAAGACTTAATTTACGGTCCAAGAGGCAGTGGACTTTATTATTGGACGGCGGCAAATGGAACGGGTACGCCAGGGGTTAACCTTAACACGCTAGGTGGTACGGTTACTATCTCTATAGGTTCTCCAGCGATTATTGTTTCTAACTTAACTTTGCCAAATGGAAGTTCTATTACGCTTGCAACAACGGGCGCTTTACCAACTGGGTTATTTACGGGTACTCAGTATTATGTAGTTAACGCGTCTGGTACGCAGTTTAATGTGGCTTTGACTCAGTATGGAACGCCAATCAATACGTCAGGAACGCAGTCAGGAACGCAGTCTATTGCGATACTTGGAGATGTGCCAATATTTCAGAATAACATTATTGTGTCCGATGCGTCTCGGTTTGTTTTGGTCTTTGGGTGCAACAATGTTAATTCAGCGACTATAAACCCAATGTTGATACGTTGGTCAGACCAGGCTAATCCTTATGTTTGGTATCCATCTATTACCAACCAAGCGGGCGGTCAAACGCTTTCGCACGGCTCACAGATTGTAACGGTCATTCAGACTCGCCAAGAGATTTTGGCTATTACGGATGCGGCGGTTTATTCTGTCCAGTATGTTGGTCCTCCATTTGTTTGGGGAACTCAACTTATGGGTGAGAATATCTCTATTATGGGACCGAATGCGGCAACGCTTGCGGCGGGTATTGTGTACTGGATGGGGCGCGATAAGTTCTATATGTACACGGGTCAGGTTATGACTTTACCATCTGATCTTCGTAGATTTGTATTTCAAAACTTAAACCAAAACCAAGCTCAACAGGTTTATGCCAGTACGTCTGAAGCTTTTAACGAAGTTTGGTGGTTCTATGTGTCAGGAACAGGCACGCAGATCAATGCATATGTTGTTTATAACTATGTTGAGCAACTGTGGTACTACGGGTCATTGGCAAGAACGGCGTGGTTGGATACGGGATTACAGTCATCTCCTGTTGCGGCAACGTACAACGGTTATCTTGTTAACCAAGAAAGCGGTGTTGATGATAATGAAACGGGTACACCAGCGGCTATGGATTGCTACATTACATCTTCTGAGATTGATATTGCTCAAGAAAAGGGTGAGCGGTTTGCTTTTGTAGATAAGTTACTACCAGACGTAACATTTACTGGGTCTACAGCGGGCACAACACCGCAAGCTACGATGACTATTTATCCTTTGAATGCTATGGGTTCAGGTGTAGGCACGCCAAACTCGCCGCAAGTTAACTATATAGCGTCTGTAAACCTTACTGAAGAATTTACAAATTATGTGTATGTACGCATTAGAGGCCGCCAATTGATAATCAAGATGGAATCCAACAAGATTGGAACAAATTGGCAATTAGGATCACCTTTGATGAGCATTAGAGCGGACGGTAGAAGATGATACCTGTTAACCCAATCCCTCCTAACCTGCCCTTTGCTCCTGATCCATATTCAAAACAATGGATGGACCAGTTTGAGAAAGTATTGCAGTTGTATTTTTCTCAACTTAATGCTATGAATGCAACAACAATTGGACAAATATCAACAAATCAGACATTGATTTGGCTGGGGGTTTAATGGCTAATTATCAAAACGTAACACCTAATCAACTTGGTCAGCAAGCCGTAACAACCAGTTATACGACACTTTACACTGTACCAAGTAACGTTAGAACTTATGTAAAACAAATTGATATTTGTAACACTACAAATGGTGCTTTAGGTATTTACATATCTTTAGTTCCATCTAATGGTACAGCGGGCGCTTCTAATGCTTTGTACTATAACCAATCTGTATCTGCAAATACAACACTTTCATATCAAGGCATACAAATACTTTTACCTGGTGCAACTGTGCAAATTAAGGGAAGTTCTACTGGTTTAACGGTAACTGCTAGTGGCGGTGAGGCGGTGTAAATGCTAAAATTTCATCTAAATTAAGGGGATAAGCATGGGCTGTTTTTTTAGCGGTTTAACAAGCGGGAGTTCGGCGATAGGCCAGCTTGGAAAAAGCGTGGGCATTTGTGGCCGTCAAGCTATTTCCAACCCTGTTGTAGATGCTATAGGAGGAGCCGCATTAGCTTATTTTGCACCAGAATTATTAGGAGCTGGTGGTTTAGGTGGATTAACTGGCATGGGTGTAGCGGCCAATGCTGGTCTTGTTACGGGTGGAATTGTAGGATTATCCACGGGTAACTTAAGTAAGGGATTAAGTGCTGGATTGGCAGGATGGGGTGGAGCTGGTATAGAACAATCACTGGAACAGTATTCAATTCCAAGCGCAAAAAATGCAGTTAATCCTTCAGTAGGTTATACCAGTACAGGTCAGCCTTGGGCAAGTAATACTGCCATGTCTTCCGAAGTTACTCCAGGTTCTGCGGTGATGAATCCTTCGGCATCTGGAGCCACTCCTTATGCATCTACGGCCACACCTGCCCCTGTTGCTAATGCTTCTGCCGTTACAAATGCAACTAATAACCCAAGTATGTGGCAAAAAGCTAAATGTTTTATTGCAACATCTTATGCTGAACATCCTGGTTATACAGTAGCCGCAGGTTTAGGTGCTGTTGCATTGGGAGCTCAAGCGCTGAAGAAAGCGGCTCAGCCTAACACAATTGCGGCGGCTACAAGCCCTCCGTCTAATGTAATTCGCCAGTATTCATATAATCCTTATACTGAAAAATTTACGCCTACAACGGTTACAAATGCATCCAACTTTGGTAGTTCTAGTTTTAATCCTGGTCAAGGTAACGCCAATGGCGGTATTGTTGCTCTTGCTAATGGTGGTGCTGTTGCTTTTGCCAATGGTGGTAGCTATAACAAACCAGTAGAGTGTGGATTTTCTGATTTAACAAGTAATTTACAAAGTGAATTAATTGATGCTCAACGTAATCAATGTAGAGCAGAGGAGTCTGGATGCTGGGGCAATCAACAAATGTGGATAACTAGGCAACAAGGCATACAACAACAACTTGATAATCTCTCAAATCCTAAAGGTGTTTTAGAGGATAGATCAAGTTATAACGGTTGTTATAACGCTTGTAGGAATGTTGCTCCACCTCCAGATACACCACCACCTACGCCAACTCCACCACCTCCAGATACAACACCTCCACCTCCAGATACAACACCTACGCCTCCAGTGCAACAAGTTGCACCCCCGCCAGAGCAACAAGTTGCACCTCCAGCACCTGGAATAACTGCATTACAAGATGTAAATAATCCACCTGTACAAGCGCCTCCTGCGTTTGTGCCACCTACGCCTGTTGCTCCTCCAGAACCGCCTCCAGCGCCGCCTCCAGAATTGCCTCCAGAATTGCCTCCAGCGCCGCCTCCAGAACAGCTTGTACAGTCTCCATTTACAGGCGGTATAACAACGTTACCTGCAACGACAATTCCTAATCCAACGACACCTACAGAAATGCAGGTTCCAATTGGTCCTACAGCGCCTGCACCTGTGGTAACGCCTGC